GTGGAATTGGCGAGACCCTGGTTGGGTTCCCACTGAATACGAATACGTCCACGGTGGAAACGATTGCACACAAATTGAAATTTGTACTGGAGCCCACCGTGCCAGTTGTGGAACATGTTCGCTGCAAACCCTGTGGGGGTGTACTGAAGCTCTGAAACTGATGAGTTAGTTCCGTACAAGGGCGTGACAAGAATCTCAGTCAGCTGTTTGCCGACGGCATCAGTCTCTTGCCAATCAGCGAAGTCAAAATACGCCCACTTAGACGTGAAAGACTTTACCGCCAAATTGTCTTCAGAAATAAGATCACCGCAAACTGCAGGGTCCACGGTAACGGCAGCTTTTGAATCAATGGTAAACGTAAAAGCGTTATCAAGTTGATCAGTAGGTGCCATTTGTGCGAATCCAGTCTGGATGACTCGCGTAGCAGGTTCGAGAACGCGTGGTCTCGACCACCCAAAAATCTTGGCGATCTTGGCAATACCCTCACCAGCAATCTCGGTCGCCATAGCAAAGCGCCCAATATAGGGCACGTCAGCAAGTCGACCGGCAATCTCAGCTATATAACTGGCGGGCTGGGAGATGAGTCCAGTTGATGCCGTCGATTGGTACTCATCCGGCTTCGCACGTGTAACCTCCTTCTTCTTCTTACGAGCTTGGGGCACAAATGTCGCGATAGCCGTATTTGAAGGGTGGGCCAACTGAACGTCCGTCATGTAGGCAAAGATGGTGATGACGACAGAATCGACAGTGACAGAGTTTGCAAGGCGAAGAGGTGCGAGAATATCGATATACGTCTTGCCCAAGTGCGCTCCGTTTGGGTCTTGAAGATCGATCCATTGGTAAGGAGTCAGGAAAGGAGCCACAAGTTTGCCAACGGTGTTTTTCGAAGGGTCCACTTGGATGTTCTCCAAAGAACTGTGAGCGAATGGAGCGAACACCGTCGAAGAAGGCGACACCTCAATAGACTCAAAAACGGGTGAATATGAGACCATGGCACGTCCATAGTGCCAGGGCGTTCCATTGTATTGGATCTGCAAATGGAGGTTGCCTCTCAAGTGACGGTAATTCGTCAACTTATCGCGAACCACCGGGTTGTTGAGGTAAGCAGACCAAGGATCGAAAGAAGAAGCGCCAGACACATCCGTCCAAGTGTATTCCTCCACAACGACTGGACGCCGGAGGAAGTCTCCGAGTTGCGCCGTATTAGGAGCAGTACCGAGGAAGTCCGGCGGTGGGGCTGGTTGGACAAAACCATCCACCTGAGGAGCCGCAGAGGAGAACTTAGTAACATCTGAGTCCAAGTTCGTTCCGGTTCCGGCTGTTGCCTGCGTCTCTTGCACGGCCTGCATGTTAATTTGTTGATTGGGATCAGTAAGCAATTATAGGTTAAGCTAACGACGTTTGCTCGGACGCCGTTGCCATTGGTGGACGTAATGGTTTTTCTACGCTTAGCTAGGCCCCGGTATACCCGAACCGGGTTGTATAACCATCTCGGCTAAAGCGACAACGTTTGGTATCACGTTGCGTTTTCCCTTTGCAGGGAGTGAAAGGTAAGAGCATGTTCGACCGGATCTTTGTTCGCCCGCACACAAAGTGCATCGGCGGAATGAGTCGGTTTCCCGTAACTCCTCTCGTAATACGTTTCTCGCATCTCCATGAGTGCGGGCAGATGCAGGGTTCCATCAGCTTTGGGTCCGAAAACCAACTGGAGCGCCTTTTGAAGCTTGTCGTAAAAGACCGCAGCCTCCTCGGTGCCGTGGAACGCCAACTCCAGCGCCGCACTAGTACATCGTTCCATCATGGCGGTGTAAGTGTCGATGCGTTTGTCATACGAGTAATAACAGAGCGATTTGTAAATGCTCTGGAACTCGAGCGGGGCCAACCAATGGAATTTTCCAAACAGTGGCCCGCGCGAGAATCCCCTTTTGAGGTAGTTCCAGTCAGAAACAGGGAACGTAAGGGGACAATTGTCATCTTTTGTCGGGGAGGTGATGACCATACCCCATTTTTCCATGGCCGTCTTGATGAAAAACGGCAGGTTGAAGTCGGGATCATCGGTCGAAACCATGCCATCGTCACCGAGGCGATCTGAGACGCAGGCGTCAGCAAACGAATCTCCTCCCTTCTGGTCAAGAGCGACATGTGACGGGTGGAGCGAATACCACAAACACTGGACGATGATCTCTTGGATCACCGAATTGAGTTGCGCCGTGATGTAAGCCCCAGATCCGAGCGTGCCGTCGACTTCAAGAATGGTCCCGTCAAGGTTGTAGACGGGGTGCGACGTGAAGGCGAATCCGCCCGAGGCGATAAGATACCACGGGTAACCGCCGACCGTTGCGTCTTCGTGGTAGAAAATGGTCATGAGATCGTAAAAGACCGAAAGAGCAGCGTTGATGATGTCCACGTTGTGTGACGCGTCGAAGTTCTTGAAATCGAAGAAGACGTGATTCTTTTTCCGCAGATGTTTCTGCGCAATCAAACCCCAAGCTTCGGAACGAACATCCACTCCGATGCTCATGCCGGTGAGGAGG